CGACTCGTGGCTGCTCATGATGTACTCGGTGAACAAGACCGGCACGGCTGAGCGGATGATGGCAATCCTGACGGCCTTGTCGGACATGATGACCGGTCAGGGTGGGTCTGCCTTCTCAAAGTCGCTGGGCGAAGGCCTCAACTACGTGTTCGACTCGGTGCAGAGAGGCATCGAGTTCATGATCAAGAACCCAGATGCGGTGAAGCAGTTTCTTGCGGAGACGGTCAACGCCTTCAAGACCATGGTCGACATGATCAATACGGTCGGCAAGTTCATGGCCGAGCACAAGGACTTCCTGTTCTTCGCGTTGCAGAACCTCGACAAAATCCTGACCGTAGCCTTCATCGCGCCTGTCCTAGCGTCGGTGGTCAGCGCCGTTGCGGGCGTTGCCAACGTCATTCTCGGGCTTGCCGCTCTCAAGGGTGGCGTCCTTGGCGCAGGAGCGGCGGCAGGTGCGGCAGCAGCCGTTGGAGGAGGTCTGAGTGTAGGTGCCATAGCCGCAGCAGCGCTGGCAGCGTTGCCGGTGATACTTGCCGCAATCGGACTGAGTGGCGCTATCTATGGCGTGTACAGAGGCACAAAGATCGATGAGGACGAAGACTACGTCATGAAGTCTGGCGATGTTCCGATCACCGAAGGAACGTTCAAGGGCTTCCACTTCCGGCCCGACGACCCAAACATGCGGGCAACGGTGAGGCAGGGATTCGAGCCGATCTATGCGCCTCCGTCGATGGCCCCAGGCGTTAGGTCATCACAATCGAACCAGCAGAGCATCAACATTCGTGTTGGCGACGTGAAGGTGGCTGCGCCCGAAGGCACCGACCCAGACGAGTTCGGTGCTCGCGTGTCCACGAGTCTCGTAGACACCATGCAGACGTCTCTGCTGCGCTTCATTGGCGAAGCCAACGTGAGGGGGGCGTAGCATGCGCGACATCAGGATCAGCGGCCTACGCATCGAGGCGGCAGACGGCACGAAGCTCACGTTCGATGTGTCGTACAGCGAGGGGCACCAACTCCCGTCGAACGTCACGCAGTACCCGGTCGAGGGCGACCTTCCCATGGCAGACGGCGTGCAGCTTCTGCCGCGCACCTTCACGGCAGAGGTGATGACCTCGACCGCGCCCAACACCGCAGGGTCCGAGCAACCCTCACCGAACCGCGACATCGAGATGGGAGCAAGACTTGTTCGGCTCCGCAACAGCAAGCAACTGCTCAAGCTAACCACCGAAGACGGGGTGCTCGAGAACTTCGTGCTACGGTCGGTGACGTGGACGCGCACCGGCGAGACGGGCGAGGCGATCTACCCGTCGTTGGAGTTCGTCGAGGTGATGATCGCCACGCGTCAGATGCTCTCAATCCCTCCCATCGTGAGGCCACGTCGAGGGCGAGGACAGCAGGATGGCGCCTTGTACTCAGAGGTGACGCTGACGTCTCGGCCAACGGACACGCTGTCTACCGAGTATGAGCGGATTCAGTCCGACTGGACGAGTCCAGAAGCTATCGCTTACGGAAGGGAACAAGCGGCGCAGATGCAGCGATTGCGAATGCCGGCAGCGTCGTTCTTTGTCCCGATTGGGACTGTTCAGTTCCCTCCCTTTTGATGTCGCCATGATTCTCATCCGCATAGACCCGCGCCAACCGGTACAGCGGTTGCAAGCCGTGCTTGATGGCGTCACGTACCAGATCGACCTGACGTGGCAGTCGCGCGACCAGACGTGGCGCATGAACTTCTGCCTTGCGGACGGCACGCCCATCTTGATCCGCCGACCGCTGCTATCTGGCTCGTGGCCGCTCGCCGGGTGCGTGTCGCCCTTGCGCCCAACTGGCGGTCTTGCCGTAGTCGACCTCGGGGACGGATACGTGGACCCCGGCGAGTTCGACCTCGGTGACCGGGTGCAACTCATCTACATGACGCTTGAAGAGATTGAGAGCGCATGACGACACGCTTCTGGAATAGGCGCGTGGCGGTCACAGCGTACTCTGTCCAGCAGCGGCAAACCATAACGTGGGAAGGGCTCGGCGTGCGCTTTGAGGTGTCGCAGGGAAGCCAGAGTCAACCTGGCAAGGTGTGCCTGCGCAACCTGAGCCCGACCTCGCGAGAGTTTCTCAACCTGCCCGACGTGCGGCTTGCGCTGCGCGCCGGCTACGACGACGACGTCGCCATCTCTGGCGGTGTTCTGCCGCTGCTCATCGACGCTGACGTGGTTCGCACGCAGCATCGCCCGCCGCCCCTTGGCTGGGAGTCTGAGGTCATCATGTCGCAGGGGTGGCACGCTCGAGGCCAGCGGCTCACGGCGTCCTTCCGCGGCGTGTCCATGGCCGCTGTGGCGAGCAAGTTGGCTGACGCCATCGCAGAGGGTGGCGTGGAGGTCGGAGACTTCAAGGCCGACCTGCGCAACACGCAGTGGTCCACCATCCTACCCAACAGGGTGGTCGACGGACCCGCGCTGTCGTCGCTTGCAGAACTGATCGCAGGCACAGGCTACGACGTGCTCATCATCGACCGCAAGCTAGTGCTCACGCCGCCCGATGACATCACCGTCGGCGACATCATCCTCGTGTCGCCCAACACCGGGATGATGGGCAGTCCGCAGCCGGAGTGGACGGAGCGCATGAACCGAAGAACGCCGGGCTCTTTGCGCGTGCAGTGCAAGTTGATGCCGGCGGTGCGGCCCGGCCAGCGCATCCGGCTTGAGTCGAGGCTTTACTCCGGCGACTACACCGTGTTTGCCATCACCCACTCAGGCGACACGCACGGTGACGCTTGGGATACGACGTTGCGCGTACGGAGGATCAGCAATGCCGTCGCTGGTTGAAGAGGCGCTCATGGCGTCCGTGCTCGCGCAGACGAGCGACTGGTTCGCCGCCATGCCGGCGCGGGTCGTGGCAGTCGACGGCGCCACCATCGACGCTCAGCCCTTGGTCCGGCGGAAGTATGCAGACGGCACCTACACCGACCGGCCCGTGGTGCCCAACGTCCCTGTCATGCTGCCAGCGTTCGGGCAGGGCGCCATAGAGCTCGAGCCTGCGGTGGGCGACATCGTGCTCCTCGTGTGCGCGTCGCGCAGTACCGACGAGGCGCGCGCCAACGGGTGGAACGCAGGCTCGCCCATGGACGCTCGCAGGTTCAGCCTGTCGGACTCGTTCGCCATTCCCGTTGTCACGGCGGCGCCGCCTGTCACCACGCTGCGGCTCATCGACGGCAAGGTCGCGCTCGGCAACGCAAGCGTTGACGTGGTCAAGAAGCTGTATGACCTAGCTCTCGCGCTATCCACCGCAGTCGCTGGTCCGTTCCCGCTCAGCATCAACGCTCAGGCGGCAACCATCGCCACCGACCTCTTGCAGATCAAGGAGCCATGACCGCCGCATCACTTGCAACGCGCATCAGCCAAGCCATGACCGCAGCGAACGTGCCGCAGTCAGCCAACGCCTCGACGGTATGGACCGCCCTCGCTACCGCAATCGTCGCAGAGATCCAGCAGGCAGGCGTGGTCACCGTCGCCCCTGGCATCGTGGTGCAGACCGTGCCGGCAACAGGCGTGGGCGCCACCACCTCGACCGGCACAGGCACCATTCAATGAAAGCCCCCGCCCTCACCGCAACCAACGACCTCGACCTAAGCTTCCCGGGTGGATCGTGGGCCGAAGGGCAGTCCGTCGTCGCGGGCTACGTCTACGCCGAGCTCAACACGTTCCGTGGCGAGTGGTTCTACGATGCAGCCGGCGGCTTCGACGCGGTCGGCATCGGGCGCAACAGGTTCAGCGCCCCGACGCTGAGCAACGAACTGCGCCGGTGCATGGGTCGCGTCAGCGGGGTGCTTCGCATCGAGGACATCGTCTCGAGCCTCAACCCAGAGACGCGGCAGCTACAGTTCAGCATGACGGTGGTCACAAGTGAGGGTAGGATCACCATCGCAGGCGAGCAGCAGCCCAACGCGGCCATCCTCGCCACCATGTACTCCGGCGCCACCATCTACCAGATGAGCCTGCTCCCATGATCACCCAGTACATCGACAGTCCGAACACGTCCGATTGGGGGTGGCAGCCTGACGGGTTCTTCTACGTGCCAACCATCGCTGCTGCGCGGCTTGGGTTGGTAACGAGGTTTGACGTCGTCGCCGGCACGCAGACGCCCACCAACGAGTCCTCGCCCGTGTTCTGCGTCTTCTCAGCGGTCGCAGAAGCCGTGGTGAGCAACTTTCAAGCCATCGGTGCATCCATTGATGCACTGGACCCCGTAAGTGCTCGTGGAGACGCCCTCGACGCGGTAGCGCGCAGGGTGTTCATCGGGCGGGAGGCTGCGGCGCCGTCGACAGTCAGCCTGCGGCTCAGCGGGACGGCAGGCACGCTGGTCGGCGCGGGGTCGCTGTTCTCAGACCCCGCAGGCGTGTACGCGTTCGGCCTCGACGCCGACGCCACCATCGCGGGCACAGGCTTTGTGGACGCGACAGCCACATGCACGGAGGACGGCCCGTTCGCGCCGTCGACCATCACGCAGATCGTGAATCCCACCGTGGGGCTTGCCAGCGTGCAGATCACCCCGGGCGAGACGGTGTCGCCAGGGCGCTACACCGAGTCGGACGCTGAACTGCGGCTTCGGCTCCCGTTTGCCGTCTGGGCCATCGGGGCAGGCACGCAGGATGCCGTTACCGCAGCGCTGCTCAACGTGGTTGGCGTCGAGAAGGCGCGGACCTACCTCAAGTTGCAGACGGGCGACATTCCGGCGGCTGCGCTCATCGGGACGTTTGCCCCTGTGATCTACCCTGCGGTCGACCAGAGCATCGTGGCAGAGACGCTCTTCTACCAACTGGTCGGCGGGTGCGCCCCCTTCGGCAACGTCGTGGTGACGTATCAGGCGCCCACGGGCACCTTGAGGACGCTGCGGTACACGGTGGCCACGGCTGTTGCCGCGAGCGTGCAGGTGACCGGGATCGCTGTCGACGGCTCGCAGTCCGCAACCTACCTCGTGGACATCGCCAACAACATCACGACATACCTCCAGCAGCGCAACATCGGAGATACGGTGTTCTACGGCAAGGTGCAGGCAATCGTGCTTGGCACCACCGGGGTGCTGTCGGCTACCGTGCAGATCAAGAAGGGCGCAGGCTCGTTCGGCACGTCGAACCTGCCCTTCGACTACAACGAGGTTCCATCCGTTGGGGCCATCACCGTGAGCTGAGCCATGGGACGCAATCGACCTCGACATCAGCCGAAGGCCGCGCCGCAGCGCCCCGTTGCGCCGCGCAGGATTGCTCCTGCGGTGCGCGGCGACGATGTTGTCTCGACCATCGGTGGGGGCCTGGGGACCGAGTACGACCCGGCCATGGGCTTGTGGCCGGTTGGGTACAACTTCAGCAACGCCTACGGACTGGCCGACGCCGCGTATTCCAACAACGAGATGGTCGCCACCATCGTCGAGGGCCTGCCGGATGAGGCGGCGCGCTGCGGCTGCGAAGTGCTGGTGGACGACACCGAAGATCCCCGCCCGCAGCCGTTCCTCGATGAGATGGAGCGCCTTGAGGTGCTGGGCAAGATTGCGACGGCGCGGTCGTGGGCTCGCCTGTACGGTGGCGCCGGCATCGTCATCGACGTCGACGACGGCATGGACCCTGCGTTGCCGCTCGACCCGTCGAAGGTTCGCGCCATCAACCGCCTCGTACCGCTCGACCGGTGGTCCTTGTTCCCTTCGGACAACACCGAGTCGCCGGAGTTCTACACGGTGGCGGCGTACGCCGGATCGTTCAACGCCCTCACCACGCCGATGCTGACCGGCATCTTCCACGGCTCCCGCGTGATTCGGTTCGTGGGCCGTACGGTGCCCCCGCGCATCCGCATCCGCGTCAACGGGTGGGGTCTGTCCATCCTCGACAGCGTCTGGCCGCAGATCCGCAACTACGACCTGTGCAACCAAGCCATGGTCAACATCGCCAACAACTACGAGCACGGCGTGCTCAAGGTGAGGGGGCTCGCAGCAGCCTACCTTGCCGGCGAGGACGCAGAGGTTGCCGAGCGCCTTCGGTTCTTGCAGCAGGCGCGGTCAGTGGTCGGAGCCATGGTCATTGACATGGACGACGAGGGGTTCGACCGCTCGACCTCGACCGCAGGCTCAGGCGTCGAAAAGATCTGGCAGACGGCTGCCGCTGCGCTCGCAGGGGCGGCACACCAGCCGATCACCCGTCTGCTTGGGCAGTCCCCCAGCGGCCTGTCGACCGACGACAACTCCGGTCGCCGCAACTGGCAGACGTGGGTGTCGGTCGAGCAGGAAAAGTGGTTCACCCCTGCGATCAAGCGCATCTGCACGCTGCTTCTCGACGCCGGCATCGTCACCATGAGCGAGGGCGCCAAGTTCAAGGTGGTGTGGGGGGCCACGGAGGTGCCGACCGACGAGGAGCAGGCCAAGACGCTCAGCCTGTGGGCAGACGGCATGCAGAAGCTCGTGGACGTTGGCGTGCTCGACCCGATGGAGGTTCGCGCTGCGTTCACTCAGGTTGGCTGGTCTCCGATCCCGCGTCCCCTTGACGCTGAGACCAGGCAGTCGATGTCGACGGACCTGTCCGCGACGCACCCCGCAGCCAACCCAGATGCCCGTCGTGGTGACCTCGAGGCGCTGTTCACCGCGCCGCTCCCCGATGATGCAGCCGCCGAATGAGTGACCGTGGCCAGATAGCGGTCCCGCGCAGGGCGACCGCGTGGCGCTATCCTTGGCCCTTGGAGGAGGAGGCGGTGCGGCACGCCATGGGCACGTTGCCGTTCGTCGCTTCGACGGCTGCAAGCTGGCACGCCTACCACGACGTCGCCGCCCGCGCAGCATCGCACCATGCACGGCAGACAGAGCGCATCCTGCGAGCTCGCGGCTACGCTCCCGACATGGGCAACGAGCCGTGGCTTGACCCGCTGCTCTTCGCCTGGGCCGATGCCACCGACTACCGTGTCGGGCGCATCACCGCCGGCTGGATCGCCGCGCTTCTCCTGTTGCGTGACGGCAAGGCCGGCGAGTTCATCCCCGGCTTCCGCGTAAGGGTGCCGGCAACGGTCGAGGAGCTCAACCAACGTGTCGAGAAGTTGATGGAGTTCGCCGTCCGCGACTCCTTCACCAGCTTGTTGGCTGGACTCAGCCGCGTTCGACAGGGCGAGTTGAAGCGGTACGTGTGGCGCACCATGCTCGACGGCAAGGTCAGGCCTGAGCACCGTCGCCGCGAGGGAGCCGTCTTTGAGTGGGGTGCGCCACCGCCAGATGGCCATCCTGGCGAGCCGCCCAACTGCCGGTGTCATGCCGAGCCGCTGCCGGCAGCGCGCGTCGACCGCGACGCTCGAGGTGCGCGCCCGCGACGTGGCCCGCCGGAGGTGTCGTCGATGGTTCCAACGCAGGTGGTGCTGCAAGGTGGCTTCACGATGACGCTAGGCGGCTGGGAGTCGCCCGCCACGGCGTCGAGGTGGCTTGCCGCTGCCTTGGTAGCGGTGCAGACCTACCGTGCCCGCAGAACGCGTCCTGCGCAGCCTCCGGGCATCTCAATGCCACTTGAGACTACGCGCGTGGCAGACTAGGGGGGCGTGCCATGGACCAGCGCAACGACGTCCAGCAGGCAATCGCCAACCGTCTCCCCATGTACATGGCAGACCTGCCCAACTGGCAGTACGTCGTGCAGGTGGCGGGCGAGTTCTTGCAGATGGGCGAAGATGCCAACTGGCAGCTCTACCAAGGGCAGCAGGACTTCAGTCTCGCCCCGACCGCTCTGCTCAACGCCATCGGCGCTTCGCTCTATACGACCCGGCAAGGGCTGAGCGACGCGCGCTACGCGGACCTGCTCAACACCATGCTCGTGGCGCGCATCTCGCACGGCGAGGAGTGGCGGCTTGCAGAGGTGGCTCGCAGGCTCCTTGGCGGCACCGTGGCCATCGCGGTGACTACCGGGTGGCAGCAGGTATCGGTGCAGGTGGGAACGCCTACGCCGCCGTCGAGCGCTCAGGTGGCGCGAGCGTTGTCGGTTATCGACCGCGCTGTTGGCGCAGGCGTGCTTGGACGCCCTGTATCGTGGTACTACAGCAACTCCGGCTTCGGCTGGCTTGACGACGACACGTCCCTTGGCTGGGATGATGGACTCTGGGCAGAGGCACTATGACGACACCCGTTCGCCCCGCAGTATCGCCCGACTGGGCTGCCGACGTGACGCTTGAGCCGCAGGGGACGGCGCCTGTCGGCACGAACGATGCCATCGTGCCGCCGAGCGGGTACGCCGACAACGGGTGGCCGCTCGGCATCAAGCCGATCAGGCAGTACGACAACGGCATCAAGCGCATCCACGGGGACTGGATCAACTTCCTCGCAAACGTGTCAACGCCGCAGTTCGACACCATGCGTGACGCGCTGCTCTACTACGCAGGCGTCAACGGCAACAGGTATCAAGCAGACAACGGACAACTGTTCCGTCTCAACAACTTTGATGGGTCGATTCCACCTGGACAGGACACCTCCATTGACCCTCCGACTGCACTGACCGCAACCACGCGCGCTGTCGTGGCAGACGGTTACGCGGTGTATATGGCTGCGGGAACCAAGGTGGTGGCACTGGAGCCTGACGTCAGCCCGCAAGAATACTGGCGGGTGGACCTAGGTGCGCAGGTCTATTCTCTTTGCCTGTGGAAAGACAGCACCATCCTTGTCGGTCTAGCTGGTGGCGTGATCAAGAAGATCGACACGGTCACAGGCGCCATCTCGAATGTTGTCACCATCGCAGGTGGTGGAAACGTCACAAGTCTTGCGTCAGATGGCCGGTGGTTCACTGCTTTGGCGGGAACCAAAGCGTTTTTGACCAACGACAGCCTTTCAAGCCCTCGCACCGAGACCATTGTGGGAGCCGTTGCGGTGACAATCTCGGGTCAGCGTATGTGGGTCGCACAGAGTTTTGCCGGATTCTACGGAATCAACATCTACGAACTCAGCGCGGGTTTTTTGCGATCAATCACGTTCGCATCAACGTCGTCAACACCGACTCCGCTGGCAATCACATCCGATGGTCAGTTTGTCGTCGTCACGCATGACCTCGACGACAACAGCAACAACATTTCCGTGTTCCCAAGTGGGCTTGAAGACAACATCGAGCTGTATGAAGCAATCTGGCAGAAGGATTCGCTGTATGCAGAGTTGTGCGCCATCGACGATTCGTACGTGTACGTCGCCTCTGGTGGCTATGTGCTGGCGCTTGACCGGCTGACAGGAACGCGCATTTGGGTGACCAGAAACGTGACGAGTTTGGTTGGCAGCCTTGTCGGCCTCTCGGTGACCTGTGATGCGCTGTACGGCGCCGGCATGAACGGTTCAAACGCGCGAGCGATGACGTTCAACTTGGGACACGCATCGCGCGAGTATCAGGTTGTCGATGCCTATCGGCAGTTCATCATCCCGCAAGCGCTCCACGCCATCCCCGTAAGGTAACGCATGCTCACCCAGCAGCAGAGAGACGACCTGTTCCTTGCCTTGTCAGGCACCTCGCCGGCCTGGAGTCCGTTCGCATGGCTCATCAGCGGCAACGACCGACCCGCGACCGTCACCGACGGCGTGAGCGTGGAGAGCGCAATCGTCACCGGCGCTCACGTCATGCTTGAGGGCGGCTTTGAGCGATGGGCAGTCACGGTCGGCGGCGTCGCTGCGGGCAGCTACACCATTACGATCAACGGCACGAACTACACCTACGTAGCTTCCGGCACGGAGACGCCAACGCAGCTTGTGACTACGCTTGCAGCCGTTGTGAGCAGTTCTGCGGTGACGGCAATCGCAACGGTGGTCGACGGAGACGAGCCTGCGGTGCTCATCACGTCAACGTCTCCGACCCCGCCCACCGTGGCAGTCACGGCACCCTCAGGGTTCCTGACGCTCACCTCGCAGGCAACCTCGGTCAACTTTCGCCTCTGGGGCTACACCGGAGGGCAGTGGAGCCCGCTAAACGGTGGCTCCTTCGCCAGCGTAGGTGTGGGCTGGGTTGAGCAGGTGCGAACTGGCATCTTCTCCCGGCTGGCCATCGAGGTGCAGACGACCGATGGGCTGGTCGGCATCCGCATCGGCCCCTGCGACGCGAGCGCGTCGTGAGCGTTGGCAACTTCTCAACGTCGGCCCTCCCGGCAGAAGCGTACAGCGGCGGCAAGGTGCTGTCTGGCGCTCGCGAGGCAAAGCCCGATCCTGCAAGTGTGCAGGGTAGTTGTTACGTCTATTCTGGAGACGTCACGTTGGGCACCATGATCTGGATCGCCGTGCTCGTCGAGGGCGACCCGAAGTGGTCATTGCTGCAAGTCTCCGGTTTTGCCGGAGGGTTCGACGACCTTGGCAACCTCGAGCCCATCGACGCATACGAGTTCATTCCGGCGAACGCCGTCTACATCACGACAAACATCGGAAGCCTCTACACCTACGACGGCTCGGGGTGGGTGTTCATGTCGCCGCTGCACGCGCCTTGGGTTGGGGCTGCACTGTCCCCCGACTTCGGGTTGCCGGACCCGTTTGACGCCTCGTACACGCTTGTCGACGGAGACCTTGGGGTCACCAACATCGGCGACATCCCGATCTGGTGGCGCTACTGCGATGTCGCCAAAAACTGGTTCCGCGTGGCCGAGCTCGGGCAGCCGTGGGAAGCGTCAAAAGCTCGCGCATCGTGGTTTGACTTCGACCACCCGCCGGTCGTGTCTGGCGCGCCTGTGACCGCCCAGGGGTGGGACTCGTTCACCCTCAATAGCTGCACGCTGAGCGGTGGGAAGGTGAACCTTGCAGGCAACTCCACCGGCGGTCTGTACTCAGCCAGCACGACGGTGTCGCCCACCGGGAAGATGGCCATCATCATCACCGGCCTCGAGGTCGACTTCCCAGTGGGCGTGGCAGGCCAGGCGCGCGCATGGTCGGGAGCCCTGACGACTGCGAGCGCAGACCGCTTGTGCTCCCTGCAAGCGAACCCTGCATGGAGCCCGACGAACTGGCACATCGGCGGCGGCGCCAACACACCGATCACCGGCGCTACGTTGTCCGCTTCGCAGACCGTCGAGATCTACGTTGACGCGGCAGGGCCGATCACGGTGTACCTTGATCGGTCACCCACGCCAGCGCTCGTAACCAACCCGTTCACCTTCGGCAGCAGCACCAGCACCATGCGCGCCATGATGACGCTGTCGTCGATCACGGGTGGCACCGCCACGCTCAAGTGCGAGAAGTTCGCCGCCATCGCTTTCAACACTTAGAGGCACCATGCAGTTCAACCAGACCTCGTTCATCAAGACCGTGGCTGTCACCGCCAACAGTCCTCCTACGCTGATCCCGCTGAGCGAACTCGTCGGAAAGGCCGGCTCGTTTCGGATCGCCATCTACAACGGTGGTTCACACGGGGCGAGCATCGTCTTTGCGTCCGATGCGTCGGCCCACTCGGGCTACTACATCGGCAACGGCGTCTCTGCCGAGATCGACGGCTGGACGGCTGGCGACATCGCGTCGGGGCTGTACCTGTACGCGTCGAACTCGACGGCGTGCCATGTGACCGTGCGCGCGGTGGTCTAATGGCTATGGTCTTCATCACACCACCTGCCGGCAACCCATTCCCCGGCGCCGTCGCGGGCGTGTATGGGCCGTTTGCTGATGCCAGTGCCGTCGTGACCGAAATCGGCGGCAAATCGCAGTTCAGCATCGGGTATGACGTGAACGGCGCGATCTGGTACGCGAACGGCATCGGTCAGGTTGTCCGCATCTCCATGCCGCCAATCAATGGACCGAATGACCTACCAACGCCCGTCAGCAACGAGGATTTTACGTCTGGCCTGTTCTGTTCCGACGGAAACGCAATCCGGTGGACTTGGGCCAGCACGCAGTGGGTGCGGATCACGACCGAAGACGTGGCTACGTCTAGCTCCACGCCGTCTGCCGTGTCTGGAGAGGTATTCTCCGACGGGGACTCGTGGTGGCCTGCGCTCAGATGTCAAGCACTCACCACCGGCGTCGTCTATCAGTGGGATGGCGCCGCGTGGAACGCCACACCGTGACAACCAAGGAGCAGTCATGAGCAAGAAGTCGTCAGTCGAGATCGATGCGAACAAGGACGGCGTCAACGTCGGACTCGCGGTTGGCTCCATCGTCGCCGCTGCCGTGCCCATCATCGCGGTTGCCGCGACTGGCGGCATCGCCGCCGTGCCTGTGGCCTTGTGGGTCGGCCTCGCGTCCATCATTCCAGGCCTGTTCGCCGGCAACATTCGTCGTCACCGTTCCTGAGGGGGTTCGCATGGCAACCAAGGCATCGCTGCGACGAGCAGCCGAGCAGACCGCCGCCGCTTGCATCGACGCCAAGGCAAACTTCCTCGCCAAGCGTGACGCGCTCCGAGCGGCAAGCGACGCCTACAACGCGGCTCTGCTCGCGCACACCCAAGCGTGCGAGGCCCTGACCGCTGCGTTTCCGAGCACGGACGCGCCGAGCGCACCGGAGCCTGAGATCCAGCCGCCTGCGGCGCAGCCCAATGTTGCCGAGCGTCGTCGCCTGTTCGGGTGGTTCGGCCGATGAGCCGACACGACAACCCAGCCGCCGGCTTCGGTGCCCCTGCTGGCCTTGACGGCTTGCAGCGCACAATCCAGGGCGCAGGCATCCGCAACTTCAGCGCTGCGGAGGTGTGCCGGCTCAACCCGGCGCGCATCGTGCCCCCTGAGCCGACCATGGTTGTCCCGCCAAAGGACTTCTGGCCCAGCATCATCCCGACGCTGCGACTCGCGGAGCGCATGCGCGCTGCGTGGGTCGACGACGTCAAGTTGCGCGGAGGTGACGTCACCCGTGCCGGGATCGCGGTGGTCAGCGGCTACAGGCCACCGTGGTACAACGCCCGCGTCGGCGGTGCGCTTCAGTCGCAGCACATGCGTTTCACAGCGCTCGACCTGCGCCCGGTCAACGGCGAGCTCGGGCACTTCATGCGCGTGGCCTCGATGACAGTCGCCTCCGAACGTGACCTCAAGGCGGTAGGCTACGGGCGCTACGACACCTTCATCCACATCGACACAGGGCGCAACGTGTTCACCCAGTGGGACAACCGGTCGCAGCAGGCCAAGGCGCGCGACGCCAGGTTCGCCGTGGGCGGCGACAAGATCAACGACACCGCGCCGGAGGGAGAGTGATGGGCAGACGCCAGGAGGACATTCAGACGCCAAGGGCCGGCACCGAGCCGCCCGTGATCAACGGGCGCCAGTACACCCCGCCGCCAACAGACCGGGGGGCGCAGGACACCGGCTCGACCTCCACCATCGAGGTTGGCCCGCTCAAGGCTAGGGGCCGCGCCGCTGACCACCTGCTGCGATTCGGCACGCCCGCCCTGCTGCTGGTTGCCGTGTCGGGCGGCGTCCCTGCGGTGTGGAACGGCACCAGCGACCTCTCCGCCATCAAGGCTGAGGTCGCCACCATCAAGGCCGACGTCGGCGAACTGCGGAGGTTGCAGGCCGAGCATGTCGCGGCGATGCAGGTAACGCTCGCCCGCATGCCGAACGCCGATCAGTTCGCCGCCGACCATGACGAACTCGTGCGACTCCGCGCCACGGTGTCAGCCTGCTGCGGAGACCTGCCCCCGCTCGCCGCGCCGCGCCGCCGCCACGAGCCAGTGACGCTCGACGCTACGGAAGCACCCGTGCGAGAAGCCACAGAAACGGGTCCAGACGCCGGGGTAGGCGATACCATGCCCGCAGGCATCCCGACCGTCGCAAAGCGGCCCTAGCGACCCCACATGGCGTTCCATGACGCCAAGGTGATGAGCTGCCGCACGCCCAACTTGCCAGGCAGCCACACCACGACCACTGAGGGCCATTCTGGAGACTTGCCGCTGCCTCCGTAGGCCACGCGGCGCAGGGGGGCCACGATGTAGGTGCTCGAGGTGAGCACGGTGTCGTGACACCACTGCTGCTCCCATCGGTTCCCCGGCATCACGAACGCCACGGGCACATGCGTGCCGGCCTCTGCGGCTCGATGCGCGAACGGGCCGAGCAGCGAGAAGGGCGGGTTGCACCAGATAGCGCCATCGTGCGCCTCGACAACCCAGTCTAGGTGCGGGTTGAGCGCATCGCGCTGCTCGTCGATGTACCGCGAGCACAGTGCGTTGTCTGGCGATGCGGCAGCATCAAGCGTGAACGCCAGCGGCGCGTCGAACGCGTCGAACAGCCACCGCGGCGTGAGCCGCACGTCCTGCGGCAGGGCTCGCTTAGCTCGCTTAGAAGTCATGGATGTCGTACTCCCGGCAGCACGGCTCCTCATCCCAGTAGTCCTCGACCACCTGGCGGGGGTCGAGTTCGACGAGTACCGACCACTGCTCGCCGCTGTCCTCGTCGATGCCACTGTACTCGACGACTTCGATGTTGACCTCGTTCTCGCCGTTCGCCTCGTCGGTCGACAGCTCCGCGAGAACGGCAACCTCGTCGGGATAGGCGTTCAGCATGACCACGCAGCACCCTTGGCGGATGGATGCGGCAATCGCGTCACACGCCGTCGTGTAGGTGGTCATCGCTGCCCCCGCACGGCAAGCGCAGCTTGCAGGTCGGCAACACGGTCCTCGTGCTGCCGATGCATCAACAGCATCTGCTGCTCAAGGTGGGCGACGCGCTCCTCAAGCGCGCGAACGTGGACGGCAAGTTGACTTGCCATCTCGCTGACGGACTGGTCCTGACTCATCGGTGACTCCTACGCGTGCGTCGCGCCTACTCGCGACAGGAGGCGGGATAGCGCAGGCCCCGGCAAGTGTCAACCAGCAAAAGCAACAAGCCCGCCAGACAGCGTCTAGCGGGCTTGGCGCGCGGAGGGGAGTAGGAGTCAGGACCACCCGCGCGACCGATGCTCTACGGCATCCATGCCGCGCCCGTCAAGTGGGCTTGGGCGGCTTGCGTCGCCGCGGCGCCTTGGGCCGACGCATGTCATGCTCGACGCCGCGCTGCTCCCGGTCGAGGTACAGCGCGCCAAGCACGGCTTCTGCCACGTCCTCGGCGCCTTTCGCCGGCAGCGTCCACAAACCTCGACTGGTGACAAGTTCGATGGCTGCTGCTTTGGCCAGTTCGCGCTTCTGCGCCGTTGGCATGCCCCAGGATGCGCGCCATGCCGCAGGCGAGACCGGCTCGACGTGTCGCAGGCACAGAACCTGAGCGGCAACGTGCCACACCGCGACGTGCTGCATGAGTACCCCGTAGGTGCTGACGCGAAGGCCAGCCCACGGGGCTTCACACGCAAGCACGATGCCGTCTGCGAGCACGTCTCGACTCAGGTCGCGCAGCAAAGTGAGCAGCGCTTGCACGCGCACATCAAGGCGGTCTGCGGCCAACTTGCGGACGTGCAGCACGCCGAGCACATGCCCGTCATGTGCCGCGGCCAACGCGCTCGACGCGCCCACGTCGACGAAGATGCAGAGCGGAGCGCTCATCGGTTACCGATCATCGACCACAGACGGTCGATGGCAATCCGCTTGTTCTCTTGAAACGACTTGCCGTTGGTGGCTTGCACCCGAATGGCTGGGTGCTCGGGGTGCATCGCCAAGGCCGAAGTGTCCTCGCCCGCCGGTCCCGCTTCACGTTGCCGGAACGGGATCACGTTGACCTTCGCCTCCCACGCGGCCCTGTCCGCATCCTGCCCACCACCTGCCGGCATGAAGCCGTTGGGGTAGCGCGCCTCGAGTTTGGCCACATTCGCCTTGGCCACCTCGACCAGGTTGGTTCCTGCCGCCGCAGCCGTAACCGTCAGATACCAGAGCACGTCGCCGAGCTCGTCGATCATCTTCTGTCGGTCGAACGGCTTGGCGTGCCGCTCAAACTTCTTGACGAGGTCGGCCACCTCCCCGGCCTCTCCGTTGAGGCCAAGGGCCAGATACCAGAGCGGGGGGAGCTCGGTGCGCTCGTCTCGAGCGGTTCGCAGGGCGGCATCAGCGTACACGTACATGTTCATGGGTCGCTCCTTACTCAAGGGTGATGTGGGTGTGGCTCATCTCAAGGCGACGGATGGTCGCCATGACTTCAGCGCAGCGATTGATGATGTCCTCCATGGTCGAGCGTTCGGGGTCTAGTTCAAGCGCGACGGCAATCTCGGCCACGATGCCGGCGTAGCACTCCAGGGTCTTGGAAAGGTCGCGGGCGACGTCTTGAAGCTCGGCAACCCGTTGTTCGTAGTGCGTCATCGAAACACCACGGTCTGCCAGCCTGCCGGCACGACACTCGGCGCGTGACACGTCGTGACGATCACAAGCGTGGCGGCGTCGCGCAAGCGCTCAAGCAGCGTCGTGAGCATGGATGCGTCGCAGGCGTCGGCCTCGATGTGCAGCACCTGCCACTTCGACGAGAACGGGTCGTCGAACGACGCCACGCCAAGGTCGAGGGCAACGCACATGGCCAACTGCTGAGCAGCGCTCAGGCCACGCTGAGAGACGCACCGGCCATCAGGGAGGCGAAGCCCGAACGCATCGTTGACCAGTACGACCTCGCCCGCAGCGCACCTCGAGGTTGCAGCCGCGCACAGCAGGGACTTGCCACGTTCAATCGCCTCCTCGAGGTCGGACTCGCCGGCGCGCTTGGCAGCATGCGCGAGGTCGCTCGCCTGCTGCGCCTTGCTGCTCGCCACCACCGATTCGTCGAGCCGCGACTTGGCGGCTTGCCACGCACGCGCCTGCTCGACCAGCGTCGTGACCCGCTCCACCTCGGCCTGTGACTCCTCGTGCGCGGCGCGTGCCGCCCGCAGCGGCGTGTCGTCTGCCGGGATCTTGACCGCGTCGACCGGCATGGAAAGCCCGCGCTCAACCCATTC